GCTAGTCCATCAGCAGGTGTAGCACCTACGTATGGGTTTGATGCCATTCCATATCTGGTTTTAAAACCAATTTTTGGTTGGAATGTATCTTCACCAACTGCACGCACCATTGTTAACGGAACGTATGGGCAATAGAATAGACCAGCATCGTATGGGTTAGTTCCCTTATATCCAACTGTCACATAGTTTTGTGCAGCATACGGATCGATGTAAACTCTTGTTCTACCGTTTAAAGTACCAGCAAAAGTATTACCTGTATCGTCCACATTTAATGATGTGTTCATTGCAGGTGTGTAGTCTAACATACCAGCTGCAGAAAGTGCAGATGCTACATCAGATGAACATATGATAAAGTTTCCTTTACCTCTACGTGTCTCGATTGCAATTCTATTACATTCTCTTTCGATTTGTAATACAAGTCCTTTGAACTTTTCAACTGACCATCTACCATCAGCATCTGTTTGGATATTAAAGATACCGTTAATAGCTGTGTTAGATTGTAAAGCACCAGTTTTAGCTTGAGAGTTAATAGTTCTAATAACTTCTCTATTGATTTCAGCTAAGATTTCTGTTGACAAGATGTTTGCCAATTCTGTCTCAGCGTCTAGACCATGAATAGCTTTAAGGTCTTGAGCTAATTCTAAGCTGTATTCAGCTTTTAATGCTCTTGACTTAGCAGTCACGGTTGCTTTTTCAATAGTGAAACCCATTTCTCTGAATGATGATTCTCCAGTTGAACCTAATTTCTCAGCTTCTTGTGTACTCATACCACCAGCTGCAAGAGCTGTAAGTCTATTATCATCAATAGTTCCTACTACTCCACCAGCTTGTGAATCTCTTAGACCTGATACGTTATCAGAATCATGAGTTCCGCCACTATCGCCTGAAAACTGAGTTTCAGCTTCGTTGAATAGTGCTTCTCTATTTCCTGTTGCACCACCGCCATATCTTGACTTCATTGCGAAGATAAGACCAGTTGGACCTGACATTGGTTGTACACCACAGATGTCATATGCCATTAAGTTAGGCATAGCACGTCTTACTAGTGCAATTAATACTGGATTCCAATTTGCTACTGAACCTGTAGCATTTCCTGGAGCTGCTTCTGTAATCATTCCTTCTTCTCTAAGTGCGATTTCCTGATTCTCAAGTACTGCAGCTGTTACAGCTTTTTTATGATGATCCGCAATAGTACCAGCTGACTCTTCGTTCAGTACTGGTGCCCATTTTTCGATCAATCTATCGTATGATTGTGTCATTTAAGACTCCCTATTTATTTTGTTGCAGTTTTCTTTATTGCTTTAAGATATTGATCCATTGAACCTGTTGATTCCACTAGTGGAGCATCATCATCTTCAACAATCTCATCTTGGGTTTTAGTTGTCTTAGCAAAATATGATTCTTTTAACTGAGATACTTTTTGTGCAAAAGTTTCTTCGTCATCAAAATCAACGTTTTCTGCTAAATCTTTTAGCTTTTCAACTTGAGTTTCTGCTAAATCTTTAGTTGCCTCTCTAATGATAGACTCCCTTTTATATAGCTCTAACTCTTCAGCCATGTGAATAGACTTTTCAGTTGATTCATTGAGTTTTGCCTCAAGCTCATCAACGTTGTCTGCGAGTTCGTCAACAATGTCAACTTTATCCTCTGGCACCTGAATGTGAGATTCAGTAAATAAGTCTTTTAACTTATTCATGAAGTCTTCAGCAATTTCAGTTCTTAAACCATTTTGGATTGCTAACTTGTTTTCTTCCATCCAGCCTTCAACTACGTAATTAAGGTAGCTGTCTACTTTTTCCACAAGTTCCTGTTTAGTACTTTCAACTTCTTCTGAAAGTTCTTCGTTGTACTTCTCTTCTAGTCTATCAATCTCTACATTTATTTTTGTATTAATTGCAGCTTCGAAAATAGTCTCTGCTTTTTGCTTAAATGCATCAGACAGCGTAGCTTCTTCGTTAACAAGTGCTTTAAGATCGTCTTTGAAATCTACTTCTACGTTTACAGCAGGTTTAATTTCTTCTTCAGCAAGTTCAGCGTCATCACTTACATAATTTTCGCCTTTAAACATGGCAGATAAATCTGCTTTATTCATTCCTTGCATTTTGCCAACCATACCAGCTATTAAAGCGGCTTTAGTTTTTGGCATTGGATCTTGTTTAGTGTTGTCACCTTTACGCTTTGGAGCGCTACCAG